TATAAGTATAACTTCTCAAAGAGTGCTCAAACAAGATTTGATAAGTTTGTAAAGAATAGCAATTGGTCATGGGTTGGATTATCTATGGCCTTGATAAAGAGATTCGGAATACAGGATGTTGAATACTTCCATTTCGTGCTAGGTGAAACACTGGCTAAACTAAGGAAAGAGATAGGATGAGAGAATCTAAGAAACATAGAGACACGCATGCTGAGGCAATAAGTAACTTTGATAGAATACAGAGTGCTTTATACGATGAGAGAAAACAGTGTTTAGAAGATAGGAGATTTTACTCCATAGCAGGTGCACAGTGGGAAGGCTCGTTATCAGATCAGTTTGAAAACAAACCAAAGTTTGAAGTAAACAAGGTACACCTTGCTGTAATAAAGATAATTAATGAATATAGAAATAACCGTATAACTGTAGATTTTGTATCTAAAGATGGAGCTCCTAATGACGAGCTTGCGGATATATGTGATGGACTTTTCAGAGCAGATGAGAAAGACTCTGGAGCAGAAGAAGCATATGACAATGGTTTTGAAGAAGCTGTTGGTGGTGGTTTTGGAGCATTTAGACTTACTACTGAATATGAAGATGAAGAAGATGATGAGAATGAAAACCAGAGAATTAGAATAGAGCCAATATTTGATGCAGATTCTAGTGTCTTTTTTGACCTGGATGCTAAGAGACAAGATAAGGCTGATGCTAAATACTGCTATGTAGTATATTCAATGACTCCCGATGATTATAAAGATATGTATGACACATCTCCCAATACTATTGGTAAAAGTATCTCTAATACGGAATATGACTGGTTTTCACCAGATATGGTATATGTAGCAGAATACTACCGAGTAGAAGAGAAACGAGAGACTATTAAGATATATCAGAATATTACAGGGGAAGAAGAGAGATATACAGAAGATGATTTCGATGCAGATGAGGATTTGGAGAGAAAGTTAGAGGCTGTTGGTTCCCATGAAATTAGACAAAAGAAAGTTAAACGTAAAAAAGTAAGAAAATATATTATCTCTGGAAATGAGATTTTAGAGGACTGTGGGTATATTGCAGGTAAGAATATCCCAATTATACCTGTTTACGGTAAACGATGGTTTATAGATTCTGTAGAAAGATGTATGGGTCATGTTAGACTAGTAAAGGATTCACAGAGACTAAAGAACATGTTAACGTCCAAGTTAGCAGAAATATCGTCCTTATCTACTGTTGAGAAGCCTTTATTTACACCTGAGCAAATTGCAGGAAATGAGATAATGTGGTCTGAGGATAATATTAAGAATTACCCTTACCTACTTCTAAACCCTGTTACAGACCCTTCTGGAAACGAATCTCCTATGGGACCAATTGGATTTACTAAACCTCCTTCGATACCACCTGCACTTGCAGCACTTATGCAAATAGTAGATATTGATACTAAAGAATTACTTGGTGGTACAGGTGAAGCTGATAAGATGCTATCCCACGTTTCAGGTAAAGCTCATTCTCTTCTGCAGAAAAGAATAGATGGACAGGCTTTTATTTACATGTCTAATTTCTCCAAAGCTATAAGACGTGCCGGAGAAGTATGGTTATCTATGGCCAAAGATGTATATGTTGAGAAAGGCCGGAATATGAAAACCTTAGATGCAATGGGTCAACTTGGACAAGTGGAACTGTTAAAACCAGGGTTCGGTGCTACAGGTGCTGTTATAGATAAGAATGATTTAACACAGGCTACATTTGATGTATCTGTAGACGTTGGACCATCTTCTGCTTCCCAAAGAGAAGCAACAGTACAATCTATTACAGGAATGTTAGCAATTACCCAGGACCCTGAGACAGCACAGGTTCTACAGGCTATGGCTATGATGAACATGGAAGGTGATGGAATATCCGAGACTAGGGAGTACTTTAGAAAGAAACTCGTTGGTATGGGAGTTATTAAACCTACAGAAGAAGAAGCTGAACAAATGGCACAGGCAGCTAAGAACAAGCAACCTACTCCAGAAGAGAGAGCTTTAAATGCTATGGCAGCAGAAGGTGAAGCCAAAGCTAAGAAAACTCAGACTGAGATTTTAGAAGTAATGTCTGATGTAGAGCTTAACAAAGCTAAAACTGCGGAAACATATGCAGATATAGATATAAACAAGGCCAATATGGTCAAAGAAATGATGCAACAAAAACCAGATGCGAATCAAAACTTGCATTTGAGATAAGGATGGTGTACAATGGAAATTAAAGATGAAAGTCCTGTTATCGAAGAGGAAGTCTTAGATAACACAGAGGTAGAAACTGCCGAGAGTACCGCAGAGACTACTACGGAAAGCACTGATGAGCCTGTGACAGAAAGCCAGGATAGTGAAGAAGATGAAGAGGACAGAGTCGTAACAATAGGGGAAACAAGTCCAGAGTCCGCTGAGAAAGAGGAAACTGAACAAGAAACTCCAGGTTGGGTCAGACAGACACGTAAGTCTAATAGAAGGTTAACTGGTGAAAACAGGAGACTTAAAAGGCAATTAGAAGAGTTAAGCAAACCTAAAGAAGAGGTTATTTCACTCGGAGAGAAGCCAACATTAGCAAAAAGTGGATATGACGATGCCAAATATGAACAAGCATTATTGGGTTATTATGACCGTAAACGATTAGTAGATGAGCAGGCGAAGAAGAAAGCCTCTGTTATGGAAGAACAGACTAAGAATTGGAAAACACGTCAAGAACGTTATACCAGTTCTCGGAAAGACCATAATTTTAAGGATTTTCAAGAGACAGAAGAGTATGTTTCAGAAACGCTTAATCAAACACAACAAGGTATAATTATACAGGGAGCTGGGGATTCGGCACTTTTAGTATATGCTTTAGGGAAAAACCCTAAGAAGCTAGAAGAATTGTCAAAGATTACAGACCCAGTTGATTTTGCCTTTAAATTAGCAAAGTTGGAGTCACAATTGGCAGTTACAAATAGAAAGGCCCCAAAGCCTGAGAAAAGAATAACAGGTGGAAAGGCCGGAGGCGTATCTGGTAATGGGGATGCAACCCTCGAACGATTGCGAGAAGATGCTGCCAAAACAGGAGATTATTCTGCTGTCACGGCATACAAAAGAAAGTTGCGAGAATAAAGGATATTTAAATGGCAAATGCATTTAGTAAAGAAGAAAGAGTAGCTTTTGAGCAGATTTTGGAAGGATTCCAAGATGCTGAAATCATGGCAAAAAATGTTAATGTGTACCAAACAGATCAACAATTAATGGAAAGAGCAGGAAGCACTATTTGGCGACCAATGCCTTACATTATGAATAGTTTTGATGGTACTGATATGACATCAAACTTTAACGATAAGACTCAGTTATCTGTGCCTGCAACAATTAGTATTGCAAAATCAGTTCCTTGGTCACTTACAGCAACAGAGCTTAATGACATGTTACAGGAAGGAAGATTAGGAGATGCTGCAAAGCAGAAACTAGCTTCTGATATAAATAGAGCAGTACTTGATATGGCTTCTATGTACGGTTCACTTGTAGTTCCTATTGCTACAGCAGCAACAGGTTTTGACGATGTAGCTGAAATTGAAGCAGTTATGAATGAAGCAGGTGTTGTAGACAATGATAGAGTTTTAGCTTTATCAACTAGAGACTACAATGGTATGGCAGGAAACTTAGCAGCTAGAGAAACTGTTAATGGTAAAGTTAACTCAGCTTATGAGAGAGCTTATGTTGGTCAGATCGCTTCTTTTGACACTTGGAAACTAGATTATTCTAAGCGTTTAACAGCAGCCGTAGGTGGTGCAATAACATTCGATACTAGAAATGCAACCGGAAATGGTTATACTCCAGTATCTACTTCTACAGCATCAACAGGTGAGACTTCAAATGTTGATAACAGATTCCAAACTGCAACATTTACAGATGGTGCAGGTGATATTACAGATGTTAAAGCAGGGGATTGTTTTACAATCGCTACTGTTAATGCTGTACATCACATCACTAAAGAGGACACTGGACAATTAAAAACATTCAGAGTTATTACAGCAACAGATTCTACAATCACTTTTACTCCACCAATGATCGACCCTGCGGTTGGTACAGGTGTAGAATCAGAGATTCAGTACCAAAACTGTGTTGTAAACACTGAAAGTGCTACATCAGCAGTAACATGGTTAAATATTGCAGCAGCGTCTATGAACCCATTCTGGCAGAAAGAAGCTATTGAGATTCTTCCTGGTAGATATGCAGTTCCTGAGAACGCAGGTGCAGCAGTACTAAGAGGTAAGACTGATTCTGGAATTGAGGTTGTAATGCAAAAGCAGTACGATATCAATACTATGAAAACTTACTATAGACTTGATACACGATTTGGTGTAGTAAATAAGGCTCCAGAAATGTCTGGTGTTATATTATTTAGCCAAACCTAGTAGATAATAGGCAGGAGGGGTAATACTCTCCTGTTTTATATAAGGAGCTATAATGGCAAAAGCGAAAAAAACAAAGAAAAAAGAAGTTTCAATGTTCCCTAGAAATGTTTACAAGAAAGGTGGGAATCTAAAGTGGTCCAATGGTTGTTTTTATTCCACAGAATATGTTGAGAATGAAGCAGAGTTTAATGCAGCTTTAAAAAGTGGTTATGTAGATGATTTTTCAGAGGCTATTTTCGGTGCAGAATTAGAAGAAACTGTTATTGAGGGCGATTTTGAAGAAGAAGAAGAGAAAGTTGTAACTAAGTCAATGGGAAGTGATTTCTCAGATGACGATGATTTTTAAGGAGTAGTCTGCAATGAGTTATACGAAAGGAGAGTTAGTTCATTCCGCTTTAAATGAGATAGGTATCGCTGATTATGATTTTGATATAGCTCCAGAGCAGACTGAAAGTGGTCTAAGAAAATTAGATAGTATGCTAGGGTATTGGAACGGTAAAGGTATAAGATTAGGCTATCCTATTCCAAATAATCCAATTGATTCTGCTTTATCAGAAGATTCTAATATACCAGATTCCGCATGGGAAGCAGTTATCACTAATTTAGCGATTAGAATTGCCCCAAGTTATGGGAAAATGGTTAGTCCAGATACTAAGATAACAGCTAAAAATGCATTAAATACTTTATATAGAATATCAGCACACCCAGAGGAGATGCAGTTAAATGTACTTCCAAGAGGTGCAGGCTACAAGGCTATAGACAGACCTTTTACACCTCCACCTGTAGACCCTTTATTGAATAATACAGATTCAGAACTAGATTTACAAGGAGCATTTTAAATGGGCACTATAAATAAAAACACAGCTATAAGTCCAGTTTTATCGGATTTAGTACCTGTATGGCAATCAGCCAATAGTGATACTAGAAGAACATCTTTCAATGAAATACTAACACTTATGCAGAATAATATTGAGTTACCTGGAGCCATAGAGATGGACACACAGTACTCAGCACCTTCTGTAACAGGTTTTAATATTCTTGTTAATGATAATGCTAGAGACACACACTTAATATTAACTCCCTCCACAGGATTTGCAAATGGTACAATAACATTACCTGCAAACACTAGTGTTAGAGATAAACAGTATTTTGTAATGAATACTACAGAACAGATCGCTACTTTAACTGTTGATTTAAACGGTGCAGCAGGAGCTCATGGGATTCCAAGTGCAATGGGTCCAGATGATTATATGACCTTAAAATATGATTTAACCATGAATACATGGTATAGGATTGGATAATGCAAGTACCCATTCTGAACGGTGTTTACACAGGAGACAGTACAGACTATAAAACCTCATACCCTGTTAACATGATACCTGTTATCCAAGATACAGGTATAAATACAGGATATTTAAGACCAGTTGAAGGTATTGAAAAAACAGGTGTCGGTGCAGGATTATCCAGAGGTGCTATAAACTGGAACGGTAAACATTACAGAGTAATGGGTTCAAGCTTATGCTATATTAATGACAGGTTTCAAGTTACAGTAATTGGTGATGTTGGAGACAATAAGAGCAATGTATCATTTGATTATTCATTTGATAGGCTAGCAATTGCTTCAAACGGAAACCTCTTCTACTATGATGGAACAACACTTTCACAGGTTACAGACTCAGATTTAGGTGCAGTGCTAGATGTTGTATGGGTAGATGGTTATTTCATGACCACTGATGGTGAGTATATGGTTGTAACAGACCTTACAGACCCAACTTCTGTAAACCCTATTAAATACGGTTCCTCAGAAATTGACCCAGACCCCATTAAATCACTAGTTAAACTCAGAAATGAGATTTATGCCGTTAATAGATATACCATAGAGGTATTCTATAATATTGGAGGGGATTATTTTCCTTTCCAAAGAAAACAAGGTGCTCAAATGCAAAGAGGTGCTATTGGTACATTCTGCAGTATAGTGTATGAAGAGGCTATTGCCTTTCTAGGAAGCGGTAGAGGTGAAGCCCCAGGTGTTTTTCTAGGGGCTAACGGCGGAACCGCTAAAATCAGCACACGAGAAATCGATGAAATATTACTCCAATTTACAGAAGAAGAACTCTCCAAAACAGTTTTAGAAACTCTAAACGATAAAGGACATGCTCTACTCTGGATTAGATTGCCAGATAGAACACTAGCCTATGATTTAGCTGCTTCTAAACAAATACAGCAACCAGTATGGCATACAATGGTATCAACAGCACGTGGTTTTGAGCCATATAGAGCTAGAGATGTTATTTGGTGCTATGATAAATGGCAGGTAGCTGACACAAAAACGAAAAATCTCGGAGTATTAAACAATAATATATCTAGTCACTTTGGTGATACAGTTAGATGGGAGTTTGGTACACAGATCATATATAACAACTCTAAGGGTGTTTTATTTAAATCCCTTGAACTAGTGGCCATTACAGGTAGATCTACAAGTGAACTAGAGCCTGTGATAACTACATGCTATTCTTTAGACGGTAGAACATGGAGCCAGTGTAAACATATAAAAGTAGGTGTACGAGGTGACAGGCTTAAACGATTAGTTTGGTGGAGACAGGGGCATATGAAGAGTATGCGTATGCAAAAGTTCCAAGGCGATAGTAAAGCATATATATCTATCAGTAGACTAGAAGCTGATCTAGAGCCACTGAGTAACTAGATGAGAGATGTAATAAAAATATCCAGAGGCCAATTAAAAGAGATTATAGGCGATGATGCCGATGCTATTAGACAATTTGAGAAAGTCTTTGAGTTTGTGGCAGATTCTATAGAAACAGGTGTAACAGATGCAGTTGTAGTAGCAGAGGCTAGAGCCAACGAGGCTTTAAGTAAAGTACATGAACTAGAGAAAAGAGTTCGGGCATTAGAGCCATAGGAGTCTAAATGGCATCGAGTATTAAATTACTAATACCACCTAAACAGGCAGAGAATGTTGATACAGTGCAGTATGTTGTAAAAGATGGTACTAGGGTAGTTATTGACAAGTTCACAGCTACAAACACCACAGGTACAGCAGCAACACTAGATATCAATCTAATAATAAGTGGGGTTATTATTCCACCTGCTACAACAAAAACATATACAGCAGATGATACTAATCTCATAATTAAATCAAAGAGTATTGATGCAGGTGAGACATATACATTTCCCGAGCTAATAGGTATTGTAGTCGATTCTGGAGGATCTATTTCTACTAACGCAGGAACAGCCACAGCATTGACAATAACCTCAGCAGGAAGAGAAATTGTATAATTTATATAACTATGGTAGAATAAGGAAGAAGAGGTAATTATATGGCAGGATTTAAACTAGACCTCCCAGCGTTTGGGGATTATTTAACTAGTGGTGATGCAGGTGAAGATATATTAGCAGGTGGTATATTTGGTGTCCCAGGTATATTTGATGCCTACACTAAAAGAACAGAAGCCGAGAAGATGTCAGCAGGTTTAGATGCAGCCACAGGAGAAGGTGAAGGGTATCAAGATGATGCACTTGCGTTGTCACAAGAAGCTTATAGTCCGTATACTGAGGCAGGAGCAGAGGCAGTTAAGCTTCAAGCAGATTTAACAGGAGCAAATGGAGAGGAGGCACAAGCAGCAGCTATAGCCGCTATTCAAAACAGTCCTCAATTTGCAGCAGCTTTAGCTCAAGGTGAGAACTCTATCTTAGCAAATGCTTCCGCAACAGGTGGTTTAAGAGGTGGGAACACACAAGCAGCAATGGGTCAATTTAGCCCAATGTTATTAAATCAAATGATTGATCAGAGATATAACCAGTTAGATAGATTATCCGGACTAGGACAAGCTTCCGCAGCAGGGGTTAGTGCATCAGGTCAGAATTATGCAAACAATATGAGTAACTTATCTATGAATCAGTTTGAGACTCAAAGCAATATAGATATGGCTCACCAAGCACCTGGAGCAGTAGATATAATATTTAAACTACTAGGTATAGCAACAGGTACAGGTGGTATACCTACAGGTGGTGGCGGGGGTGGTTTCTAAGATGATAGATTTTAGTTTATTACAGAAACCCAACTTAACCCAAAGTTTTGCACAG